ATGACCACCGCTACCATCAGCACCGAAACCTGGCAAGGCCGTCTCGGCATGGGTCTCGCTCCGCGCGAACTGGAGGCCACCTTGCATGCAGCGAGCGACCTGACCGCAAAGGAGATCGCCAAGCTGATGGGTATTGCCCCGGGGACCGTCTCCAAACGCCTGGATGATGCGCGGTTCAAGCTCGGTGCCAAGACCGTCCGCGGCCTCGTGCTTGAGGCATACAAGCGCCAGATCATCAGCCCCCTGTGCGTTGGCATCCTCGCCATCCTGGCGGCAGCACAACCCCTCCTCCATGAAGACCCGGCCATGCGGGCGCGCCGTGGCGGCGAAAGGAAGATCGAAACTCGCCTGACTGCTCGCCGCGATGGCGTGGCCTGGGTGGCGTGATCATGGCCTGGGACAGAAACGACCCGCTCAACATCCTGGCGCTACAGCTCGACGGTGAACTGCGCGCCGCAGCCGACTTCTGCCATGGCTACAACGGGCCGGCACAGCGCGCTTTCGCCCGGCACATCCAGGGCCTGGGAAAGTCGGTCGACGAGCTTACCGTGGCAGACCTGAAGGCAGCGGCCGCATTTGCTGAAGTAGAACTGAACGACCTGCAACAGAGAGGGCTGATCTGACGCGGCAGACCGAACGCGCCGAAGCAGCCCCGCAGTAACCAACCGATTTTGGCAAAGCCACAAATGCCGGCGGGCCCTTGCTCGCCCTGGAGAAACTATGAAACGAGCAACCGTTGTAACCGAACTGCCGGCCAGCGCCAGCCGGGATATGGACAAGTTCGTTGTCCGACTGCCGGACGGCCTGAGGGCCGAGGTCGAAGCCGAGGCCAGGCGCGATGAACGCAGCATGAACAGCGTGGTCATCATCGCCCTGCGCGAGTACCTGCACGGTCAGCGCCGGAAGCAAGCGCTCCTCGATGCTCTGACCGCTGCCACCGGAGGGCACTGACCATGAAGCAAGCACTCATCGGCACCGCGATCAGCCTGCTGCTCAGCGCGTGCCTGTACTTCGGTCAGGGGTCGCTTCACCAGTTCGCCTTCTATGTGGCGGCGGCCACGAACGTTCTCTGCTGGCTGCTGATATTCGCCGGCGGGATCAAGGGGCAAGGAGCGGCGAACCTGCTCGCCCGCCCTTGGCTCTCCATCCCTACCGGCGCTCTGCACGTGGCGGCCCTGGCCCTCACAGACCACCCTGCACTCGCGGCTTCGAGCCTGCTGGTGCAAATGGCTTGCTACGTCCTCTCCTACCAGGCGGTGCGCAGCGCCGAGCAAGGGGGTGACCTATGACCCATGCCCTGTTTAAACAGATCGACCTGACCGCCAAGCTCGGCCAGGACGGTAGCTCGCTCCAGGCCATGAACGCGCTACGCGTCATCCGGGAAACGGTAGCGAAGCACCTGGCCGGCACCGAGGGTGCAGGAGAGATTCCGCTCGAGCGAGCCCTCCTGGCGCTCCGCACCATCGCCGAGTTCCCCTGCTCCGAGCAGGACGACCTCCCGGCGGCGAACATGCGACAGATCGCGCTGGCGGCGTTGAGTGGCGCTGGAGCCGGTTCGGAGCCGGGCAACCCTGGCCGCGAACCTGTTTCTGGACCGGGTAATGCCGGCGAGCGACCCCACCCCGCGCCGGGATTGGTCGGCGATCACACCGAACTTCGCCGAATTGCTATCGCGCTCAAGAACCCGCAGCTCAGCGGGAAGGAGGCCTCGAACCTGATGGTGCGTTACGAGGCCTTGACCATGCCTGACCACATCATTGCGCTGATCGACGGACAGGCCAAGGAGGATTCGGCCCTCCGCGAGCTTGAGGAAAGCCTGCTGATCCTGGAGCACTGGATCGAGCAAGTCGGGATGACGGATGGCTACGTGGGAGTGGTTGAGATCGAGGCCGTAGAGGCGGTGATCAACGCGCTGAGGCGCCAGCAGGCGGGCGGGAACGGGGCATGAGAAAAGCACTGACCGCCATCGCACTCGTCGCGCTGTTTGGCCTGGCCACTGTTGCCGCCGGCGCCGCGCTCCAGCCGTTCAAGACTCTGTTCATCTGGGAGGTATGTCAGTGATGAGAGGCTCCGATATTCCGCCACCACCAGGGTATCGCCCTACCCCGCTCGCCACCCTCGGCCAGCAGTTGGTCCGCCTGGGCCAGGCGATGCAGAACCCCAACACCAAGCTCGGCGAGTTGACCGAACTGGTCCAGGCCTGCGGGGTCGACCTGCGGATCTGCGACACGGACAAGGGGCGCCAGCCATGATCGGAACACTACTCCTCTGCATCGTCTGGTGCGCGGGCGGCCTCTACGTCGGATACGCGCTCGGCTCGCTGCGGACTGCAAAGAATTACACCTGCGAGATCCAACGCCTTCAAGAACAGCTCTGCAAGGAACGTCTACTCCATAGGATGGGCGTGGACAAGGAGCCGCCATCATGCTGATGACCTACGAGAACCTGAAGCGTCTGCTCAACATTTGGGACAAGCCAGACCTCTCCGCGCTCACCCGTCTCCTGGTCGCGCGTCGCATGGCCAGGCAGTACCAGTTCGGCTGGGAGGCCGACAGGACCTGCGCTGATCGAAAGATCAAGGAGGCAAGGAATGGCCTTCCATTCACCAGGGCCCAGTTGGAACAGGCGAAGGAGTTTCGGAAAACATCCAGCAGCTACCACGAGAAAGCCCAAGCCGCCCTTGGCGCCTGGCTCCTGCAGGCCGAGAGGTGGATCGAGGGAGAGATTGGAGTCGATCGCATCTGCGATGCCCTCGGCGTCAATCCGGTCCACCGCGCCGCCATCCAAGGCGCCAAGCCTGGGCAGATGCTCAATCACATCGCCTTCGTCGAAGGCCTTGAGGACAGCTCGAATGCTTTCAGCGGAAGGCGAGAGGCGGACCTGAAGGACGGCCCACTGTTCAACTGCATCATAGCCGAGATGCTGCGATTCGCAGAGGAGAACCCCGAGGCTCTACCCGATCCGTTCGCACCCGGCGGGCCACTTTACGGTGTACCACAGACCGTGATCCGCAACGACGGAACGATCGAGACGAGGCGGGCCGCGCTGACGCTGCACTGCCGAGACGGATCGATGCGCGTGATCGAACGGAAACCGGAGGTAGGGCGTGAGTAGGCAGATGACCGCGCGCCGGCTGACCCGGGCCGAAATGAACCACCTGCGCCGCCTGATAGGTTGGGTTCGCTGCGAGGTGGGGGCAGAGCCCGAGGAAATCGTCACCGCCGCCAAAGAGGCGCTCGACCACTTCCAAGGCGTGTCGGAGGACGGTAAGCGGAGGTTGCTCGAGCACTACCAGAAATCAGCAGCCATACCGAAGTACATCCGATCTGCGATCAAGGCCCTGGAGAAGGTGTGCCTGGAAGAACCGGCCAAGGTGGTTGACGGTGAGATGGTTGCCCGCAGGCGGCACGAAGCACCGCGGCGCCTGGTCGTAGTGCGCAACGTGAGGAGTGAGAAATGATCGAAGAGAATCACCAGGCCCCTGAACAGGACCTGGCCGGCGCCATCCGCGACCTGCTGGCACACCTGCGCGGCCCGAAAGTGGCTCCAGAGGACGAACTCTGGACCACGAAAGAAATCGGCGAGTACCTCAAGCTGTCGCCGGCCACGATTGAAGGTCGCGTGGTAACTCGTTCGGACTTCCCTGACCCGCTACAGCCGTGCGGGACGGTCAAGGCGTCCAAACGGTGGTTTGCGGTAGACGTGAAGAAATGGGCGCGGCAGAACAGCAGCAAGCTGCCAAAGGGACGTGGACGTTAGGCAGAAAAAGGCAGAAACAAACAGCCCCGCGATGCGGGGCTTTGAACATTGTTTGCCGTAAGCACTCAGGCGCTAGAACTCAAAAGCCTCGTCAAGATCGAACTCTACGGGCGGGTGGATCGTCTTCGCGAGAAAAAGGCCAACGACCTCCTCGACGTTATCTAGCCCCATCAGTAGGCTCTTGGCGGCGGCAAAGCTCGCACCGCGAGTAATCACGTCGTCTACAACGATGACAGTCCGTTTAAGAGGCTGAACAATCACAGCAGGATCGACTGACAGCGTTTGCAAAATTTCCGCCGGGGTCAATCGGTCTCCGCCGTGCTGTGTTTCGCGCACAGATGTCTGCAAGAGGACCTGCCGTATATCAAGCCCTGGATGTCCCTGGGCCATACGCTGCAACACACGGACCATCCGGTCGTCATGCTCTGGGTGTCCGACCGGTTTGGAGCACGGGATCGGTACGAACGTGGCATTCTCCAAGCAGTAATCCCATAGGAGATTGGTCTCAGCGAGCATCCGCCCCCAATAGCCAACTGCCTTGCGCTTCCAATAGAGCAAGTTGTCGGCAGAGTTCGGGCGGTGCTTCAGGTTGAATATCTGTTGGTTCGTCTCGCTAGCCCCGTACCCGCCACCAGCGGTGTACTCCCCGAGGCAGGCGCACATATCGCCAGGCTCCAAAAACCTAAACTCACCAGGATCAAGCTGAGTTAGTCGAATCATTCAGCGCATCCATGATCTGAGTGATGTTTTTGACACGAATCGCGCCTTGGCGCTCGTACTTTGCCGGCCAGGTGAGTTCCGGATTTCGGAAGCAGCTCTCCAAAATGAAGAGTTTCCGCCCCTGAGAGAGCGCTGCCCTCGCCTGTACCAACGTTCCGGACGTGTTGCCGGCCTCAACGATGATTGTCGCCTGTGTGAGGGCAGACATGGTTACATTGCGCGCGGGGAAGAACAGCTTGTTGAACTTGTAAGTCTGCTGCTTGTAGCGCAGAAACGGGACCTGCGAGACGAGCAGAAACTTCGAGGCGATCGACTCCTGAAGTTCCCGATTCTCACGCGGATAGTATTCGAACAGCGGAGTCCCTGCCACGGCGATAGTCTTTCCGCCGGCCGCAATAGCGGCAGTGTGGGCGGCGGTATCAATACCTTTGGCCAAGCCAGACACCACAGTGAACCTTTCCCTCACCAAGGCCTGCGCGATGCGTTGGGCGTTTTGAGCTCCCTCCACGCTTGGGCTACGGGTACCCACAATTGCCACACCAGGAGTCTCGACCAGTTCCCAGTCTCCGCGGTAGTAAAGCACCTCGACCGGATGATCAGCATCGCGGAGCTTTTTAGGGTACTCCCCTGCACCATTGACCCGGATGCCCACCTGACGCAGCTTCTCCTCACCCAGCAATGCAATCAACTTTTCTCGGGTTGCATCGATTTCAGCCTTGGGCACCAATTCGGAAGGTAGAGAACCCGGGTTCTCACGGAATAAGTTGGCGAGATTGGCAAACCATGCGCCTTGGCCGAGCCACAGCGATTCGTATGCACACATCTCATCCAATGGCACAACTGGCGATGTGGCGAAGAAACGGGCTAGGGCAGCATTTGTCATAGGGCTCGGGGGGAAGAGATCGTTAAGCATCCTGCTCTCACAGTCCGTGTATCACGATGGATAGATACTATACCAAACAGTTCCAAGTGGCTTCGGACGGCCTGTCGCCGGTCAATCCAGCCGGCTGGCCACCTCGCTAGCAGTAGCGTTGTAGTAGACCATCAGCGAGCGCGGGTCACGGTGGCCCGTCATCCTCGCCAAGTCCAAGACATCTAGCTTCCTGGCGAGCCTAGTGGTCGCCTCATGGCGCGTATCGTGGAAGGTCAGGCCATCGATCTTCTGTCGATCACGCACCTTGCGGAACAAAACGTCCGCTGACTTGGAAGACAGGGTGAACAGGTCTTCTCGATCACCAGCGGCATTGACCAGGACCTGCAGTAGCTCAACCGCTCGCGAGCTCAGAGGGACCTTCCGCGCATCGCCGTTCTTGGTATGAGTCAACTCAACGTAGCGGCCCGGAAGATTCACACGCCCAGTCGATAGGCCAAGGATTTCCCCCTGCCGCATAGCAGTCTCCAGCGCGATCAGGAAGGCATAGCCGAGCTCCTGCATCTTGGTCGTCGGCGGCGCGCCATCGACATACCCGAGACCGTCGAGGATTTTATTTTCCTCAGCCGCTGAGATCCGCCGGTCCCTGGGAGGTCGGTTCTTCGGCCGCTTCACTTCGCGCACGGGGTTAGATTTGATCCAACGCCATTCGCGCCGAGCCTGCTCGAACACGCTCGACAGCAGCGTCATCTCACGGCGGACGGTGGAGGTGGCCACCGACTTCAGGCGAAGATCACGCCAGGCGGCGATCTGTTCCGCCCCGACATCGACGATTCGCTCACCTACGAACTCAAGCTCATTGACCAGCTTGTCCAGGCGGATCTCCTCCCAGCGCTGGCCAACCTTGCTGGGCGATACTTCGAGCTTGTATTTCTCCAGGGCCTCCTTCAAAGTCGAGTTCGATGCCCCTTTGGGGCTTCCTACTCCCGCCAGAATCTCGGCCTCTCGCTGAGTCGCCCAAGCCAC